CTGGACCTACTTTGCCAACCGGTAGGTCCGCTCGCCAGCTTCGTTCTTGCTGGATTCGACGGTGAGGCCCATCTTCTTGGTCAGTTGGCCGGAAATGAAGCCCCGGATGCTGTGGTTCTGCCATTCGGTGGCCTTGGCGATCTCGGCCAGCGTCGCGCCTTCCTTCCTGCGCATGAGCTCGATTACGATGCCCTTTTTGCTGCCGTCGCGCGATTCGGTGACCGGTTTGGACGCCTTCTTGCTGGTGGGGGCCTTCTCCTTGGCAACCTTCTTGGGCGGGGTCTTCGCTTCCTTCCTGGGAGGCGCTGTCTTGGCGGCTTTCTTGGCCTTGGGCGCACCCTTCTTCTGGCTGGCGCCCTTTTTCGAGGATGCCTTCTCCGGCGCGGCGTTCGCGCCCTGTTCCGCAACGGCGGCGGTTTCTACGGTGACTGCTGTTTCGTTCGTCATGTTCGTTTCCTGTTTCCTTTCCTGCGGCTTCGGTCCGCTTGCATGACGATTCATCACTCCGGCTGGCCCGGAATGCAAGGGATGTCTTAGAGGATTCTCATGGCGATTATGAGCCAGCGGGCCTATGCCCGCCATCGCGGATGCGCGATCAGCACGGTGCAGGAGGCCATCGCCACCAATCGCATCCAGACCTTGCCGGACGGCCGGATCGACTCCGAGAACGCGGACAAGGAATGGGCGCGCAACACGCGCCAGGCGGTGCCGCCCGGGTCGCGCCGCAGCCAGCAGGACGACGACATCGACGCCTTCGGCGCGTCGCAGTACAACAAAGCGCGCGCCGTGCGGGAGCATTACCAGGCGCGGCTCGCCAAGCTCGAATTCGAGGAGAGGACGGCGACGTTGATTCCCGCCGACGAGGTGAAGGTCACAGCGTTCAATCTCTTTCGGCGCTACCGCGACCACGTCCTCAACATTCCAGACCGGCTGGCCGCGATCCTTGCCGCGGAAACCGAACCGGCGAAGTGCTACGAAATCCTGACCAGCGAACTCAGGAAGGCTTTGAATGATTTTGCCGACGCCAACGGCTGAAGAGATCTATTCCGCGGCGGCTGCGGCCGGCATGCGTCCGGACCCGCTGCTAACGATCTCCCAGTGGGCCGACAAATACCGGAAGCTGTCGCAGCGGGCGAGCGCGGAGCCTGGCCCGTGGCGCACGGAGCGCACTCCGTACCTGCGCGACATCATGGACTGCCTCTCGCCGTCGTCGCCGGTGGAGCGGACGGCGTTCATGAAGGGCGCGCAGATCGGCGGCACCGAATGCGGGAACAACTGGATCGGGTACGTGATCCACCAGGCGCAGGGCCCGATGATGGCGGTCCAGCCGACCGTCGAGATGGCCAAGCGCAACTCGAAGCAGCGCATCGATCCGCTGATCGAAGAGTCCGAAGTGCTGCGCGCGCTGGTGAGCGATCCCAGGTCGCGCGACTCCGGCAACACGATGCTGTCGAAGGAATTCCCTGGCGGCGTACTGGTGATGACCGGCGCGAACAGTGCAGTAGGCCTGCGCTCGATGGCGGCGCGGTACCTGTTCCTCGACGAGATCGACGGCTATCCGGGCGATGTGGACGGCGAAGGCGATCCGATCAACCTCGCGCTGGCCCGCACCCGCACGTTTGCGCGACGGAAGGTCTTCATGGTCTCGACGCCGAAGATCACCGGCATGAGCCGGATCGAGGCGGTCTTCGAGGAGAGCGACCGGCGGCAGTATTGGGTGCCGTGCCCGGTGTGCCGGGAATTCCAGGTTCTGAAGTTCGCCCAGATCCGGTGGCCGAAGGGCCAACCGGACAAAGCGGTGTACGTGTGCGAGCACTGCGGCCAGGAGATTCAGAATCACCAGAAGCAATGGATGCTAGCGCGCGGCCAGTGGCGCGCGAATCCCGGCGCGAATTGGGATCACAAGACCGCTGGCTTTCACCTGTCGAGTCTGTACTCGCCGGTCGGGTGGTTCTCGTGGGGCGATGCTGCCAAGCAGTTCGACCAGGCGCAGAAAAACCCCGCGCTTCTACAGGTCTTCGTCAACACGGTACTGGGCGAGACCTGGACGCTGCTCGGTGAAGCGCCCGAATGGCAGAAACTCTACGACCGGCGCGAGACGTACAAGATCGGCATCGTGCCGCGCGGCGGGGTGCTGCTGACGGCGGGCGCGGATGTCCAGAAGGACCGCATCGAAGTGGAGATCGTTGCGTGGGGGCGTGGCAAGGAGTCGTGGTCGGTCGATTACCGGGTGTTGGAAGGCGACACGTCGCGCCCAGCAGTATGGGAGAAGCTCACCGGCCTGCTGAACGAGACGTTCACCACGTCGTCGGGGCTGGAGTTGCCCGTCCTGCAGCTCGCCGTCGATTCCGGGTTCGCCACCACCGAGGTTTACCAGTGGGCGCGGCGGCAGGGCGGCCGAGTGCTGGTGATCAAGGGCGATTCGCGCGCGCCAGCGTTGCTCGGGGCGGCATCGCCAGTCGATGTGGGCCCGTTGGGCGCCAGGATCAAACGCGGCATCCGCATTTGGCCGGTGAACTCCGGCATGGCGAAGGAGGAACTGTATCGCTGGCTGCGGCTGGAGCGGCCTACCGATGAAGACCTGACCCGCGGAGTGCCGTTTCCGGCGGGCTACTGCCACTTTCCGAAGTACGGCGAGGAGTACTTCAAGCAGATCACCGCCGAACAACTGGTGACGAAGCTCGTGAAGGGCTACCGGCGTCACGAGTGGCAAAAGATGCGAGAACGCAATGAAGCGCTCGACTGCCGTGTGTACGCGCGCGCAGCGGCGGGGCGGGCCGGCATCGACCGGTTCCAGGAGAAGCACTGGGCCGAATGGGAGCGCCGGGTGGCGCCGCCTCCGGCGCCCGACGAGAAGCAGCAGCCGCAGCGGGCACCGGCGGCACGGCCGCGCAACCAGGTCCGTTTCAAGGTGGAAATCTGAATGCCGTTCACGCTGACGGATGTCGACAACCTCGACGCTCAGTACAAGCAGGGCGCCAAGCGTGTCCGATTTCAGGACCGGGACTTCGAACTGCAGAGCGTTGACGACTACATCAAGCTCCGGAACCTGATGCTCAACGATGCGGCGCTGGGCGGGCCGCAGCCGGTTCGCCAAGTCCGGATTTATACGCGAAGCGGATGGGGACACTGAGCGTGGAAGAGAACCCGTTCCAGGCCATCGCAGCGGCGGCGCGAAAGCCGCATGCGCGATCCACGCCGGCCCGCGCGGTTGCGGCAGTACGGCGCGGTGGCGGTCTTCTCGCGGCGGCGTGCCGGAACCAAACTCCGGCGGTGCTCGAAAAGTCCCTGTTCTTCGGCGGCATGGGAGCAGTCGTGTGCGGCTGTTGGATGATCTACCACCCACTGGGGCCAATCGTCGGCGGTGGGATCGCGGTGTGGCTTGGAATGCTGATCTCGGTGGAGCGCAATGAACCTCGTCCGTAGAGCTGCTCAGATGACGATTGCGCCACCCGCGCCGCCCGTGCGCCAGGCCATGGGAACCACTCCCTTCGAGGCGGCGGGAAAGGGGCGGCGGGGCTACGGATGGAATCCCAGTTACCTGGGCCTCAACACGCTCCTGTTTTCGCACGGGCTGGAATTGCTGACCCGCAACCGCGACGCCGTGCGCAACAGCGCGTGGGCGGCGGGCGCGGTGGATTCGTATGTGGCGAACGCCATCGGGCGCGGCATCCGGCTGATCCCGCAGCACCCGGACGAGCAGATCCGCGAAGTGATCCGGCAGAAGTGGGCGCGGTGGATTCGGGAGTCGGACGTCGAGTACGACCCGAAGAACCCGGCGTCGGGCCAGACGGACTTCTATGGCCAGCAGATGATCATCGCGCGCGAAGTGATGGAGGCCGGCGAATGCTTCGTCCGATTCCGGCCGCGCGCGCCGAAAGAGGGGCTGGCGGTGCCGCTCCAGTTGCAGTTGATCGAAGCGGAACAGTTGCCGCTTTGGCGAAATCAGCCCGCGCCCGATGTGCCCGATGCGAACCGCGTGCGGTGCGGAGTCGAGTTCCGGCCGGATGGGAGGCGCGCGGCGTACCACTTCTGGAAAGCGCATCCGGGAGAGACGATGTTCTATCCGCTCGAGGCGCTCCAAGTGGAGCGCGTGCAGGCTGCGGATGTGCTGCACGTGTACAAGCCGATTCGCGCGGGCCAGTTCCGCGGCCAGCCGAGGCTCACCACAGTGCTGGCCAAGCTCTACGAACTGGAGCAGTACACGGACGCCGAGATCGTGCGCAAGAAGATCTCGGCCATGATCACCGGCTTCATCAAGCAGGTGAGCCCGGACAATCCGGTGATGACGCCGGATCAGCCGTCGAATGGGCTCAGCCAGACTGATCCTGGGACGCAGATCAGCA